AGCTCTCCGGTGAGCGATGCCGTGGCGGTCGCGACGCCGGTCGCGTCGTATGCGACCTCGACAGACTCGACGTACATGGCGGCACCGACCCATGCCGTGTTGGTGCCGTCGTCGATGGTGACGGCGAGCGACGTGCCAGCGGTCGCGGCATTCTCAAGCGCGTTGTACATGCCCGAGTCGCCGTCGAACAGGAACGTGACGGCGAGCGCCGAGATGAGGTCGGTCTGCGTGAACGCGTTGCCGCCGCCGAGCGTGCGCGTGCGCGTGATGGTGCTCGTCTGCGTGATGGTGCCTGAGGTGACCTGAGCGCTGTATGCGGTCGAGGCCACTTGGACAGTGAACTCGGACCCCGCAATGGATACGACTGGCATTTCTACTCCTTCATAGAGGCTGTGAGGCGGATATCAACTGTGATGACTGACCCCTGTGCGCCGATGTCGACAAGTGTCGGGGGTCCAATGTCGGTGACTACGGCGTACTTAGGCAGGGCGCCGAGGATCGTGTCGATGGCGTCCTCGGCGTCGAGCTGCGCCGCGCTGTTCTTACGCGGGTTGACGACGACGACCAGGCGCCACTGCGTCCGATACGACAGCCGCCCGAGTCGCTCGGGTACGACCCACGGGGAGTCGGCCATGATCACGATGCTCGGGGGGATCGGCACGGGCGGGGTGCTCGTGTAGACCTTGTATCCGAGGCCGGTTACGGCTGCCGTGATCGATAGGCGGGCCTCGGTCGTGAGCGCGGTCATCCGACCATGCTCTCGACTCGAATGTACGGCGCGATCAGGGCGGCCCGGCTCTTCAACAGGATCGAATTGAGCCGGTACGGGCTGGCCTGCATGTCGAGGCCGACGGACTCGCCCCCGGCTGCGAACCGTGCCTGGAAAATGTCGATCCCGATGCCGAGCGTCGCCTCCTTGAGGGCTGCGGGCTCGGCCGCCAGTGCCGCCGCCGTAATCACTGAGCTGACTACGGCGACGGCGGCCGCTGCCACCTGGTCGAACGGGTCCGCCGCATAGGTGAGATCCAATGCGGTAGCCAGTTGCGTACCAGATAGCAGCGCCATGGCTTACGGCTCGACGATCCGGACGATGCCTGCGGGGAGGTAGGCAGCGGTGACGCCGTAGCCGTAGATAGCGATATCACGACCAATCTGGCTGACATTTTCTGCCTGGGCGAGCCGGGGCCCGTCCTCGATCCAGCGTGCGGCCTCACCGTTGGTGACGATCGCGTGCCGTGCGGCTGCGCCGTCGAGCCACTTGGCGCGGACGACCCGCAGGCCGGACACGTTGACCTGCAGCGTGCTCGCGGTCGCGACACCGGACACATTCTGGACGCCGTACGGCGCCGGGTAGAACGACTCCCAGCCGCCGATCGCCGTCATGAGCGCGGTCGATGCGTAGACGATGGTCGCCGGGACGCCGGTCGCGTCCTCGCACTTCATAGAGGCCTCAAATACCGTCGCCCGGAAGGTCGCACCGGTCGTATCGGCGCTGAGGTCGTAGGTTTCGGTTCCGCTGCCGAGCTGCCACATGTCATCGGTGAACTTCCGGTCTGTGACCGTCGAGTACGACGCCGCCATGATGCGGTTGTGAGCGTCAAGGTAGGACGGCATCGACCGCTGCAGCAGCTGGTACGAGATGTCCGAGCCGGCCGCGTAGGTCGCGAGGCTTGCGGTGCCCTTCTTAATGTCGATACGGACGCTGTTGACTTCGTCCTTTTCGTTGGCCTGTGCCTCGACGATCGTAGTGAGGTTGCCGTCGAAGTAGGGCCAGTTGATGTCGAGGCCGCTGGTGCCAGCGGACTGCGGGCCGCCGACTCCGGTGATGACGGGTCGACCGAGGTCGATGATGCCCCGCACCTGCATGAGCCACACGGGCGGGAGCACGCCCGGGTTGTTGTCCGTGACCTGGTCGACAAGTGCGCGGGAATCGAATCCCTCTAGGACGGCCTTGCTGTACTCGCCGAACGAGCGGAACTGTGCGAGCGGGTGAACGGGCTCCGCGACGTGGGCGACGGACTGGACCTCGCGGCGCAGCTCGTCGATGGCCTCGCGTGCCTGGATGTCTGCGACGACCGCCGGGGCGGCGTCCTCGACGGTTTCGACTGACATGTGATCCTCTCTGATTGAACCTACGCCGGCCGTGGAATAGGCCGGCTGATGGGTGAGGCTGACCTCTGCGAGAGCAGCCTTGGTGTAGACGATTGCGTTCTTGCCTTGGGTGCGCTTCGACTCGAGCGGTGCGAATCCGACGGACAGGCCACGACTGGATCCCGTCCGCATGAGCGTCGCCGCATCGCGCCCGAGGCTTGTGTTGACGACGTCGAAGTCGATATACAACCCGTCCGGCTCGTTGCTTGCTGCGGTAATGACGCCGATGGGCTCGTTGTGGCGGTATGCGAGCGGCTTGCCGACCACTGCAGCGGTATCGAATGCACCGGGCGCGAACGACTCCCGCATTCCGTCGTACTCGATCTCGACACCGTAGGGGACGGCCATGCCGTAGCCGGTTCCGATGATGTCGCCGCCGTCGTCTGCCCTGGTGTGCAGCAGCAGCGTGCCGTCGGTCGTGAAAGTTCTCATCTATCCGCCCATCTGTACGAGGCTCGTCGGGGTGAGTCCGAGCGTGTTGAGGTCGATGACTGTGCGGGCCTCGTCTGGGGTCAGTACGCCGAGGGGCACGAGCTGCGCGACGAGGTTGCCGAGGTCGGTCGCGTTGCCGCGCAGGAAACCGGACGTGTCGAACCTGATCGAGTGCCCTCGAGGCGTGACGTCGGGCATCGACAGCCGGTGGGTGAGCATGTCCATGACCGGGCGAAGGCTGATGTCGAGCAGCTGCCGATACAGGTCGACGCGGTTCGAGTACGTCAGCGACGACCCCGAAACGCTGGCGCCGACCCACACGGGGTCGAGGTTCGCGATACGCGCTATCCCGATGGCGGACTCATTGCGGGCCTCGACCAGTGCCAGGTCACGGGCAGACCAGCCCATGCCCTTGGCCTCGATCGCGCTGTTGAGGTAGGCCGTGGCCCTGTTGCTCCTCGCCTCTTCCCATGCGGTCAGGAGCGCGTCCACCGTTGCCGCCGGTAGATCGGCTCCAGTGTTCTTCAGAACCACGGTAGGCATGGGGTACTCGGAGTAGTTCAACGTGGCGGCCTCGAGGGCGGCGGCCGTGTTGATCGCAGCGGCACCGGTCGTCAGCCAGCCGCCGAGGCCGTCGCCGTAGAACTTGATGACGTCGCGAACCGGGACAGGCGTGCCGATGTAGTAGAACGGATCCACCGGCGGAAACTGCGTGTTCTGGGTCGCCGTCGACATCGTCGTCAGGTCGGACACGTCGTCGACGTCCATGACCTGAACCTCGCGAGGGAAGCCATCCCATGTCCGGTCGACCACGAGCCAGTACGCCCGGTCATGCAGGAGCAGGTTCTCGACCGTGCGCGCGATGACGGACGTGTACGGCAGAAACGACGACGGCATGACGAGTACCTGAGCGGTCTCGATGGGCTCGCCGCCTCGGTATGTCCGCAGGCCGAACCCACTGATCGTGTGGGAGTAGGTCTTCATGGCGTCCACGAATGCGGGGACCTGCAACGCGGCGGCCCTCGATGTACGGAACGACGACCCGGCGCCTTGGATCATCTGCAGCAGCGACGTCCCGGCGCCCTCCCGCAGGGCCACAGACGGCCCGCCCTCCATCGACCTCGGGGGGAGGGATGGAGGGGCGGACCATCTCGGACGGGGAAACGCCACGCGCCCATATTACAGGTTTATAACGATTGTCAAGCACGTCGACGGGAATGAATGATCGCCGTCGGCCGTTGCCGCTTCGTCGCCTGGGCGGCTGCGAACATGACGGCACGGGCCGCATACGAGGGGCCCTCCCCCATTGCTGACGACAGGACCCACCCGGCGTCACGCTTCGAGATGCGCGATGACGCAAAGTGCTCCCGCAGCACGAGGCCGCCGTCGTGCAGTATCGAGCGCCGGTCGAACAGGTCGAGCAGCGCCTGAGTCCCGGCAACTGCCTCCCGCTGCCCGACCAGTTCGTCAAAGTGCTCGTGCAGCCGGTCGACGTAACCGGGAGTGACGAGCACGAACAGCGCGGGGTGCTCGGCTCGCAGCTGCGCGAGCCGCTCGTCGACCTGTTTTATCGTCCGCATCGTCGACACGCGCACGACGACGCGCTCGTCATCGAGGACACCGGCGACCGCGACGGCGTGCCCCTGCCCGTCGAAAGCGGACTCGACAGCGATTGTCCAAGTGCTGTCGGCTGGCAGCTCGATGTCCGACGTCGTGTCGGCCCATTGGCTGTCCTTGAGCCAGCCGCCCGACTGCGCGACCCACTGGTTGCACCACTCGCGCCGGAACGACGACTCCTCGATGGTCGAGTGCTGGCGTGAGACGAATGCCTGCCGTTTCTCTGTCCACTCCGGCGACGCCCACGCCCACGTCTCGGGATCGTCGGGGTCGGCATCGGCTGGTGCCGACCATTCGAGCAGCAGGGTGCCCGAAGGTGCGTCGAGCTGCTCGATGGCAGCCGACCGGTATTGGATCATCAGGTCGGACGTCGAGTCGCCAGCCGTCGACACGAGCCATAGCTGAGGCTGCTCACGCTCGGACATCGTCGGCATGACGGCGTCGTCGATGACGTTGCGCTGAATCTTCCAAGCCTCGTCGGCGAACACCATCGAGCACGAGTAGCCGACGCCGGCCGAATCGTTTGCGGCATGGATCAGCCAACGGTCGCCGCTCGGCAGGCTGATGCCCGCAGCCGTGTTGCCCCAGCGCACCGTCCCCTTGCCGTACTTACCGAGCGCCCACAGGCCAGCAGGCCTCAAGACCTCCATGGCGGTGTCGCGCTTGTTGGCGATATGCAGGATGGTCT